TTTAAGATAGAATCAAATTCTGATGTTTTATCTCGCGGGTCTTTATCTTCAGCATCAATCCTTTCCCATTCTGCTTCTACTTTATCAATTCTTTCTTTATCAATTTGTGAGGCAATATTTCCAAATGTTTGTATAGATTGTGCAACCCCTCCAGCAATTTGACTAAGATTAGCAAACATAACTTCTTCGGACGATCTTGGTAACTGGGCCATTTGACCTGGTTTAAATCCTCCACCCTGAAAGGAAGATGTCTTATAGTCAACAGGAGTTTGAGAAACTTGGTTTGGTGCAACTGGATTTAGGTTTAATAGTTGTTGAATATTAACTTGAGACATTATTATCTTCCTCCAACCGAACCGCCAGATGTTCGATTTGTATATGCATTATTAGATGAATTCCAACTGCTTGTAGTTGTACTTGTAGTTGTACTTGGAGTTGTCTGTGGACCCTTACCAAAACCAGTAGCGGCAAATGCAGAACCAATTTGAACAGCACCAGTAATTAAACCAGCTGTAGCATAACTATCGGTATCTTCAAATAGCGGACCTTGATCATATCCCTCAAGATTAGGCATAAATATATTTTCAGTTTGTTGAGACATTTGAGATGTAAACTGTCTATTGATATTATCCAACTCAACCTGATAATTTTTCTTAAGTTGGTTGGAATTATTTAAAGCATCTAATGTCTGTGCAATCGCCAAGGATGAATATAAACCACTAGAAGAAGAAATGTTTTTTCCACTAAGGGCATTTAGTAAAGACGCAGAAGCTTGTGTCTGTTGTTTGCTAAGTTGCATTTGCTGAAAAGTTGTGATATCTTTTAAACTTTGTGTAGATTCAAATTGAGTTCTATAAGCAGATTCAGCAATTGCAGAATTTCTTTTTAGTTGTTGAGCAAAGTTATAAGCAGCTTGGAATTGTTCTCTAGAATTAGCAAAGGTTTTATTTGTATTACTTTGAATCCAGTTTCGATAAGCTTGTTCGTTTCGCTGCTTGGCTGCTGCTGATGCTGCTTGTCCTCCAAAGATAGAACTAAGTCCACTAGCAACCGCAGAACCAACAGCCATCATTGTCATTGGGTCCATGAATTACTCCTTACCAGCCCCATTGGCTTTTACGATTTTTAGGTTTTTGATTAGTAGCAACAACCCGTGTAGCACCACTAGTTGGAGCGTAGTCACTGGCTCTAAAGTTATTAGACCAGTCCTTAACTCTTTTTTCCCACTCTTTCTTCTTATAGTCTTCCGTAGCCTTATCAGTATCGGTAGACATGTGGGCTTTATAATACTCTACGGCTGCTGACAGCACATCCACCCTATCGTCGTGCTTCAAAGCCCCTCGGCCTCTATGCAGTCTTGTTAATTGTATTTGATTATTCTGATCCTTGGCTGCCTTTCGTGACATGACTAGGCGATGCATAGCCATTACGGGCTCTAAGGTAGATATAATTCTTAATTCTTTTTGACCAGTTACCCTGTATTCCTCGACCCCAACTTGGTGGGGACAGTTCTTCATTAAGAATGGAATCAATACTTTAGTAAATAAACCATCACCAAAGTTAGACTCTACTCGGACTAAGGGTAATTGATATTCATTTACAATCTTAGCAATCTTATTTAAAGTAGCATCGTCATAGCCACCTTGGATACCTAGGAGTTCATGAATAAATATAGTACCACTAAGGACTGAAGATACACATAAGCCAGTCTCATCGGCTCCTCGGCCACTAGGGTCTATACTTAGGTGACTATGGTTGTATTTAAGATAATTATTACTAATGTACATAGGTTCTGAGATTAAATCCCCAGAGATACCAAAGTTAGGCATATCCTTTAGAGGATTCTGTCCTTGCCATACAATCTTATCTGGACCGATCTCTGGATCTAGATCCATGACTATTAGATCTCTAAGCTTTAATGGATACCTGTCAGCATCAGCAAGGGAGGTTACCAGCTTGTATTGCAAGGCATAGTGACTAGGGCCGATTTTAGCCCGTCTGGAGCCAAGCTCATCCTTGTTGAACCGTTCGGGCTGGGTAGCCTCCCCTGGCTCTATATCCAATCCTAGGACCCAAGGAGCCACCTCCTCCATCTCGGCTGGAATGGATGGATCAGGCATTTCAGCAGGATACTTGATCATGGGGTATGATTCCTTGAGAACATTGTAAACTGAGTCTTGGTAATGGGGGGTACCTAGGAAAATAACCCTTGAGCCTTTATTTCTAATAGACTCTAATTCTGCTAGTTTCTTAAGTAATGTTTCTTTACCTACTGGAGTTTCATTCTTACCCGCAATCTCAATGTCGTCTAGAACTACACGGTCAGCGTGTAGACCTGTGATCTGTCCTGTGATACCTCTGGCAGCACAGTTTAGATCCTGTGTAAACTTGGTTCTAACCGCTAGGTTAAAACCAAGGGCATTGTCTTTATCCTCATCCCGTGGAACCATATACTTGCAATATGGCACCACTGACAGGATCTTTCTAGCCTGGGAAACAAAGTCTATAGCCTTGCCTTGGGTATTAGATAATACTAGGAAGGTTAGGTTAGGGTCCTTAAGCCATTCCCAGCTGGCTAGACAAGCGGTAATGGTAGACTTACCAGTACCTCGTCCTGCAGCTATAATGGCATCTGAGGGACCTTCTTGAATCTCTCGGGCTAGTTCATACTGAATTTTGGTAGGCTCCCCAAGGCCAAGATGCTTAAAGCAAAAGTACAAGTGGTTTCTAAAATCATCAATAACTTCTTGGGGAACCTTCATCAGTATGCTGCTTTCTTAATCTTGAATGGTACGGCATCCTTCATGGCTGCTTCGACTGCTTCTATAGTTTCGTTAGGAATGGTATTAACCTTATCCTTGTGATCGCTAAGGATACCGCGTACAACGGTGTAAAGTCCTGGTGTACGGCGGTCTGGATCGTTTAGGTCGCTGATTAGACAGTCTAACAGCTTCTCCTGCATGTCATTTAACTTTTCTTTCATATTAATTCTCCTTAATTAGTGGTGCAATTTCACTGACGTAAGATGGTGGAACACAGTACCAACCCTCAGGAATGGTGACGGGGGCTGCTGATAAATGCCATTCCTGATTCTGTAATGTATAAATCCAAACCTTACAGTTGGGTCCCAGTCTGATTGGGCTTCCCTCCTGCACCAACACTGTTCTGCTGCCGCATCCATTCATCAATCCTAGAACCAGCGCGACGAAGACGAGGTATATCCACAGTGGAATCCACAGCCATCCTGCCTTGCTCAATCCTCTTAGAAAGATATTCAAACAATGCGAAAGCAATTGCCATAATGATTCTATCAAGCATTGGTTCATGGAGCTGGGGTTTCTGCTGAATTCTTAGCATCCTTAGCTAGAACTAGACCAATACCAGCAATGACTGCGGCTACGGCTGTAGTAAAGTCAGCAGTGGTAGCTGGATCACCATCAAACATAGCGGTGAGAACACCACCTACTGCAACGAGAATAGCACCAATACCAGCAATAGTTGTATTACGATTATTCATAGTTTTTTCCTTTCGAGTTCAATTACTCTTTGTTTTAAATCATCCAGCATTGCACCATGCTTTGCGTCATTGGATGATACCTGAATCTGGGCTTTTACCAAATCTTGAACAATTGTTTTTAGTTCTGTTAGATCTTTGTCTGTTTTATCTATAAGTTGGGATCGTTTGCCAATGTCAATAAAGAAGCCACCAACACCAGCGGCTAAAACAAATAACTGTAGAATTTGTATTAAATCTTGTTTTTTCTCCTGTGGCATAGATGTATTCCTTGATTTTAAGCACTGGTATTCCATAGACCCCCGGCATTTACCAATGAAGTAGTTCCATCGGTATTTAAAATAGACATACGAATCCAAAGGTTACTTGGAATTCCTAAACGAGTAAACTTTACAGCACATTCGTTACGGCCAGCAACAGCTATTTCTTTGGCATTATAAGTGTTAGCACTTATATTATCTATTCCGACACCGTAATCAGTACCTTGAGGAGATGTAAATAAATCATTTTCTAGGTAAAATGTCCAAGGTCCTAGGTCTTTATCTACATCTACAGCACCAGACCCATTTTCATAAACCAATGGTTGTCCAGTAATAGGAGCACGGAATACTTTGGCATATCCAATTGCCTTTAATCTTGGTACACTTATACATAGATTTACAACATATTGCCTGTCTCCAGATGTTCCAGTTTTGTATTCAAAGTGTTCACTTTGAACAAAAACCTTAACATCATTTTTATTTAGTCGAGATCGTGCTCTTTGAATTTCCAGTGGTGTTGCGTTTTTACGATAAATTTCGGATAACGTACCATTAGATGTGCTTGTTAGTGCATTATTTGGATGCTCATTAAAACCATGTTCAAGTATAATTGCACTAGAAATAGTTGCTGATCCTGCTTTATTAAACACACTAAATAATTCATCTTTTATTACAACCCTAAATACATATTCATCTCTAGGATCAGGAACAAAGTTAGAAGCAGTAGAGAATACGTTATTGCTATCTAAATTAAAGTAATGAGTACCAATTGTACCAGATAAAGACCCAGCATTTCCTGTTTTAGTATACCAATTAGGTCGGTATAACCAAGGCGAAACATTAGATTTATTTAACTCATCTGGAGTTCCACTAGTAGCAATATCATTTCCATGAGTTATTGTGGTTTCTAGTTCAATTGATCTTAATGTATCCGTTGGTCCAACATTTTGAACATACCAATCAATATCGGCTTCATTGTATTTATAGAGACTTGGATTACTGTCCCAAGCTTTACACCAATTTCCCCAGAACGAGTTGGATTTATAAATACTTCCCATACCCGCTTCAGATAGTGTACTTTGTGTTGTTAAAGTAGCAGGGTACAATAAATCCCCAGAGCCGTTAAATCTTACATCTTGTGAAAACGTACTTCCGTTTGGTTCAGTAGTTCCAATATTTGTAATTGGCCAAGTATTACCTCCAGTATTTAAAGTTGTAGTATAACTTGGGTGAAAAGCCATTGCAAGTTTATTATAATATACCATTTGCTTAGGTATTTTAAACAAACAGTTTTGGGCAAGATCAGATGATTCTAATCTTTTATATGAAACATCTTCAATTCCTAGATAATCAGCATTTAGTAAATGTGCCTTGCTTAATCTAGAGTTATAATCCTGGTGTAAATTACTTGATGTAGCTGATAATCCCGCCCTTGCTCCAGCAAAAGCATAGTCTCTTAGTGCTGTAAGGTATTCATCCCGATAAGTAGGACTTATTGGCGTTGTCATGTTTATTAGATTGATGTTAGATGTAGTTGTAAATGTAGTTGCAGTGTGCGTAACTGGTATATTACACCAAGCGGTTGTATAGCATTCTGGAACATTCAAATAAAACCCACTAGCTTTAATCCCTTTTCCGTAAAGCTTTGAAATCCTTGTTCCATTGTCTACAGAAAAATATGCATTTTGCTTATATAGTAAAGACCCGGATGTGGTAACACCGTGATATTCCAAACTATCTATTGATGTCCACATGCTAGCGTGATAGAGTTCATGTGGCGAATCCCAAAAAGCAATCTTAAAATTAGTTAATGCTTCACTTGTAGTACCATCTACAATAGTTGCTGTTGATTCCATATTTCTAGCTAAATTCCAATATAACTGAACTTTAACTGGATTAGCTAAGCTTGCAGCAAAATTATTAATTTGCGTATTTACATTGTTAAAGAATGCTACAGGATCTTGTTCAGAAGGAATTATTTTTTTTAGGATATGATAAACTGTTGGAGCATGTGTTAAAACATATTCATTAGATTCATTTTTAAATATATCTAGTGCTGCTGGTGCACTAATTGCTGTTTCACCGTTAGAATAAGATTGATCTGTATTATTTCCTTGTCGATTATAGAAAGTAAAGTCTTTAAACTTTAAATTATTTGCTCTAATATCTACACTTGGTAGATAATTTTTCCATTTGGAAACTAAACTATCGTATACTAAGATATGTGTATCTTCAGCATTAGTAATAATTACATCTTGTAAATTATCAATAAGTCCACCGATGGTACCAGCTTCAAACTTAGTTCCATTCCAAACTAGACTATAGCCATTACTTACTCCAGTAAGATCAAAACGAACAGGACCACCTAAGTTTTCTCCACCTTGAATAACAAATCCATTAGTAACGAAGTTTACTGGGGTCCAATACGTTGCATTTGGCGGTGTTTGATTAGTGTGAGCTTGGATGCATTGATAAACTACATTGCTTGATGTAACGTAGTTACCAACAACATAGGCTGTACCTGAGTTCCATGCTACAACATTAGCCGCTACTGGATAGTAATGATTATTGACTGAACCAACCCATTCTTTTTCTTGACCTAGGAATAATAATTGATACAAAGACCCATTTAATTGTCCTGCGGTAATCTTAGCTCCATCTACAAACTCAAATAACATCTTGTCATTTGGGGTGCATCTTCTAACTACTACCTGACCAGAAGCTGGTGCATTGATAAGATTGATTGTTTCTAATTGTACGTTTACAGTATAGTCAATGTCCAAGGTAAGTTTGGTTTCGGCAGCCCCTGCACTTGCTCTTGTGTAGACACACAATTGATCTTCTGCTGGGATCTCGCACATTCTTGCAATAGCAGCAAATGAATAAGTAGATCCAACTGAATATACTTTTTCGACTGCCCACTGCCCAGCATTAGGCGAATAGTAAATAGGCTCACTGGATGAATAGTTATAGCAGGGCATTGGTTCTCCTTATTCAATACTTGTATTCAATCTTCTAAAGTTACAAGCTAGTTCAATATTTGAAATATTACATGGTGTTGGATATGCAGATTGTATGTAGATCTTGCAAGCTTCCGAGTAAGATAGGATCTTAACTAGGTGCTCACCTACGCTGTCGATCTTTAGTTGATCGTTTCTAGATAACAAGCTATTAATATCCGTGGGATAGAATGTAACCTTTTCGTCAATCCTACCTCTTCGGTTTACTATGATATCGTAAGAACCTGAATTATAATGTCTAAAGGTTGCCTTCTTGATGTTAAGGACACCTTCATAAACAGTTGATGGATCATCAGAACTACGTTGAACCTGTTGAGATAATTCAATATTCATTAAATAAGAATGACCTACATATACAGGATTAGCTGTATAATTACCCGTTACAATAACTTGGGTTTTTACAATACCACCATCTGTAATAGTATTTAAAGAAACAGGATTAATTTTTATAGTAGTATAAGCTTGTGTACCCCAAGCAGGACCTAAAACCAAGTAATTTATTTCTGGATCATAGTGTGGCAACAAGAAAGTTGTAGCATTGTTAACTGAAGAATAAGTTGCAGCTGAAGTTGGAAGCAAAGTAAGCCAATCTAACATAGGCGTACTTACAGATACGGTTTCTAAAGAAGTATAATAGACTACCAGTTTATTTACATTTGGCGTTCCTGAGTAACGTTTAGAAACGGTATAAAGATCTTTTTCATAGGCTTTCAGACTTAAGATATTATCATTATTAGATAAGATCCACCTATAGTATGCGTTTTGAATGATTTTTTCACCATTGGTTCTAAAGGTAAAGAAGTAAACATTATTTGTATCATTTGCATCTACAAACATTATTGAATTGGTTGCAGAGTTAGTTGTAATTGCACCAAAATTTGTTGGGATGTATCCCTTACAGTGAGTACTCATATCCATAGAAGTTGAAAATTCATCATTAAATGCACTACCGCTAAGGTACATATACAATCTACCAGAATCCATAAAGAAGATATTATTACCCATCTTTTGTGGTTCGACAAGTTTGGATGTACTGTAGAACGACGTAGGACGTAGTTCAACATTGAAAGCCGAGATACCAGTATCAATAGAACCACCTCTAATTTCAAACTGTACTGAACCAGAGCTAGCTACAAACATAATTGTCTGGAATGGGACAATATAGCTTAGTTTGTTATAAGCACCTATGGTTGATTGGATATCAATAGGATCTGTTTCTACGATGTTTTGGACATCATCAATCCAGAAATTATAAAAACTATTGGTTCTTGATGCCAATAAGGTACTGTCTGTAGCAATCCATAATCTATTTTTCCAGAAGGCTACTGATTGTACCTTTTCTTTTCTTTCTAAAGCTTTAGGACCTGGGTTGCTAAGGGCAGTTCCAGCTCGTCTAGGAAGCAATGGCATATGCTTTACGCGCCACTTGCCATCTGTAGCTGTGTCTTTGTAAATGATAATTGGGAATCGTCTATGGTCAAATACCGAATTAGCTTCTTCTGTTCTTAATCTTTCAAAATATGGATTTTTACCATACCTTGTAGCTCTATAGAAAGATGGGGGGAAAGTTAGGTAAGGATTCCTAGCATAGTAAACCTTGCCAAATCCATTATATGTTGTTTGACCATCTCTATCTACTTTTGGAAGTGGAGAAGATTGGTGGTAATGGTCTTTACCAAAGTCTATACTTCCACCAACAATTGGTATAATTCTAGGATTATCATAATAATGGTTAATCATTCTTTGTGCTTTATATCCATTAGCATCTTGAACATCAGCTTGAACTTCTGTAGCAGGATACTGAGGGATTAGACTAAAATCATTTAAACTTTGTCCTCTTTCTTCCTCTTCCTGTGTTTGTGAATTAACATAGAATTCAATGTCATCCCTAACGTTTTTCCAATATAAAGTAAGTTGATTAATATCATCTTCATAACTTGGATTTGGAGAACTCGGAGCAACAGTTACTTTATAGTTGACTACATCTCCAGAATGAATATATTCATTTGTAGCTTGAGATGAAATCCAACTATTGGCAGCAACTAATTCTTTGGAACCGTTGTCAGGTAGGTAATCCAATGGAATTAGTTTATTCCACAATAACAATCCAACATCAAGATCAATGGATCCAAATGTATCTTTAATTGACGTAGGAGCTAGTGAATAGGTTTGATTAGCTACTCTATATGTAGCTGTTACGTTTTTATTACCAAATGTCAAATACTCAAATACACTGCGTGTAAAGCCACTTGTGTTTCCAACAACACCAGCTACAATATCAACGGTTTCTTCAATCCATTCAGTTGGTTCAATCCTAAATACCGTAATAAATGTATTTAAATTAATTGTAACAGCAGAACCACCTTGTGGTGTATATGTATATACTTTTGTTACACTTGGATCAAAAGTATAAGCTGCTCTGTTGATAATAATACAATAACGATTATATCCATCAATATCTAAATAATGGAAATAAAGATTATCTGGGTTAAAATTAGTAGACTCCCCAGTTAAAAAGGTAGTTGGGGGGTCTACATAATTTAGTGGCAAGTAGGAACCTTGTGGAGCTCCATTCTTTGTATACGCAATTTGTGTCATTGGAGGTCGCTTTTCGACAGACTTCTCAAGTGATACCAAGCAGTTGTCTAGATTCTCCGCTTCACTAATTAAGCGTTTTGTTGGTGCTTGGCGGCCTACGCCACCACTCAGGGTATTAATTGGAAGTCTTGTAAAAGCCATTAGAACCTCGTTCTTGTAAAGTATGGATCATTACTTAGGATACCTCTGCGGTCTACGGCTGCTCTTGTGCCATAATCTCCCAATAGTATTGATCTATTTTTCTTGAAAATGTCCGCTGCGCGTCCACGGGCTATATGATATTGTTCTCGTACAGCAAGTCTCTTGTCTACATCCAAATCACCTTGAGTGATGAGTTGGTATTCTCTTGCTGCCGATTCCATGATACCTCGTTGCAAAGCCGAGTCAATATCGTCCCAACCATAATAAGAAGCAGCGTTACCTAGGGTAACGATAACTTCAATATCCAACTCCTTATCAAACACATCTGTCTGCTTTGTTATATTGAAAAGCACAGGTCCGCTATTTGTGGACTTTAATGTAGTTTGGATCACCTCCCCCGTCGTAGGATCAAATAGGGGTTCTACGACCTGAGCATAACAAGCATTGGACGGTAAGATAATCTTACCATTGACATCTGGAGTGATGGTTGTAATGTATCTGTTGTTTGCAATACCTCTCATTACCATTGCCTTGATTGTTTGATTTAAAATGAACTGGGCAACACTGGTATCTACCCCAGCATCAGCCGTTAAATCAGAAATCAAGTGCTCTCCCGAGGACAACAGCATATGATTAATAGCATCAGTATAACTGTATAGTCCCATTACTTAGTTCCTTTCTTCCCGTAGGGAACCAGCTTGTTAAGAAATTCTTGGCGTTTCTGGCAACCACAACCTTCTGTTTTTTTGAAACCAAGTTTGTTTGCCACCTTAGCTACCGTATCGCCAAGACCTGTAGACCGTGAAGGATTCACGGTAGATGAATTTGAAATTGGATTAAATGGTTTCATAACTCTCCTTGCGAAAAAAATACCTAGGGGATCTTTCGACCCCCTAGGTACAAATACCAAAATGTGATTAGCTAACGCTAAGATTAATTAGTCTCAAGACCCTGAATTGCGCCGCAGAGTTCTGGACGAAGAATACCAGCACCAGCCATGATGGAGCTTACAGTGAAGAATGTACCTCTACGGACATCCTTGACTGTTTCAACCTTCATACCCTGTAAACGCAATGAACATACGGCTGAGCGTTGCCAAATAAGAGCCTTAATTGGAGCAAAGTCATCGTTTAGTGTGTGAGCAGTAGAAACGCTAGCACCAGAAATATTGTCTTTAGTAAATGCACCAGCGTTGCTAGTTGGATCCCAGTTCTCTTGTTTGCTGGCATTCCAGTCAAAGTTATACTTTTGATCACCAAGTGATGCAAGAATACCAACCTTATCAGCAACGTTGCTAATTAAACCAGTGCTAGCAAAGGTTGGAGCACGATCAACATTGCTATTAGCACCAGACTTAACAACATAACCTTGTAGTTGTTGTAAGTGATTGCTCTTAACAATCTTAATACCCATGTACTCAAGGCTTTCGGTAATGCCGAACATACCTTGTGTAAGTGGAGCACCAAGACCACCAGCTTCGGCTACGCCACCGAAGAATGGACGACCAGCACCACCGACAAGGCCAGTAGCATCACGGGCAATACCAAGTGCACGGATGTCATGGAAGGCTTGTGGAGTAACGGCGCAGTATACTTCACCTAGGGTTGCGTCAATTTCAGAAAGACGAACCATATAACGCTCTAGATAATCAAGAAGAAGAAGTGCAGCATCAGTACGTTGAGTCTGATTTGAAGCACGATTTCCAAGGTGATTAAATGCGGCGTTTGGTGGAAGTGTAGCAGTACCACCAGCTGCGGCTGGACGATTCATACCAGTGTAATCAGTATTAAATGGATTACGATTTGGTAAGAATGCGGCTTGAGCAATCATGCAAGCAATTTGCTTGTCACGAATGTAGCTGAGTTGAAGACCAGCTTGACGGGCTAATTCAGCTCTGTAGTCCCATTGGGTAAGCATGAGGTGAATATCGTCAAGTTCAAAGAAAGCAGCCATTGGGCGTTGGTCGAGAGAAATGTCGAACCAACCTGGAGTTGAAATACCAGTGTTACCTAGTAGTTCTTCACCAGCTTGCCAAATGCCTTTGTGACCAACGGTTCCTGTAATTGGGAAACGCTTGGTTGTACCTGATTCAATGGTTTCAGTAGTAACCATTGGCTCAAACATGTTGTATTGATCATAAGCATTGATTACTTCACCTGACCAAATAGGAAGCCAGTATGATGGATCAGTAGCGCCTGAAACCGAAGGAATGCTATTTCCGCTAGCAGCTTGACCACCTTTAGGCCAGCCACCATGACCATCCATATTTCCAGCATTGCCTACGTTAATAGTAGGATAACCTGAATCAATTGGGAATAAATTATTAATGTTCTCTGGCATGTTTGTTTCTCCTTATATAGAAACTCTCTATTTATTTTAAACTTTAAACGAAGGAGAAACCTTTAATTGTTCCGTGTCCTAGTAAGAAATATAAATAAAATTTTCTTACAGGATTATACGGAGTTAACGATTTCTATAACCATACTTTGATGTATTAACAACCAATGCTTCTACTGCTTGGCGATATTTTGCATCTAAACGAAATCTTGGATCTCGTAAAGCAGCTTGTTGTTCAGCTTGGTTTTTAAACACCTGTACGGATTGTGGAACCTGTGAGGGGTTGACCCGATTATCCATTGGCTTGGGTTCCTGTGAAGGGGCCTTTGGTGGGTTTTGTTGCTCAAAGCGTGCCCTGAGTCCTAGGAGGACATTCTTATAGGCATTAGTCTGGAGAGCACGATTAGTTGCTGCAACCTCTTCAGCTGTTAGATTATCCTGGGCCCATTTAAACATGCGCTTAAGGTTGTCATTGCCTCCGACAACCGACGCAGCATCGTCCCAAGATTGCTTAGCTAAAGCCTTGCGGCCCTTAATCATCTGCTCAATGATTACCTCATCAGCACCCATCTTTGCTTGGATCTCTTTGCGAGTAGCCGCACTTACGGCACCCGTTGAGTCAATTTCCTTGCCCCAACGAAGCCAATCTTCTGCGCTAACCCGAGCCGTAGATCCAGGCTGAGGAGTAGGTGGTGGTGTAATCTTGAGATCTTCAGGGATACCTGATAGATCCTCGACTGGCTCAGGCTTGGCCTGAGCAACTGGCGGTGAGTCCTGATAATTAGGATTGGTCACGCCGTTTTGATTGTATTGCTTCTTTAAGGAAGCGATTTCCTGTCTTGCCTGAGTGAATCCCTTACGAGCTTCTACTAGGCTATTGAACCAATCATCAGCTGATTTGAAGTTACTTGGGATCTTTTGTCCCTGGTCCTGAACGTACTTCATGAACATTGCACGCTCATGGACTGTTTGTGGATCTTCAGTTTGAACTGGTGTGGCTAGTTGTGGCTGAGTCTCGACAGGCTGAGATTGTTCAGCATTATTAATTTCTGGCATTTAAATATCTCTCCTTTAGATTGTTCGTTACTTAGAACGAGTCTTAGGTTTCTTAGGTTGAATTGGTTTTTTAGAATCTGGTTTAGGACCAGTACGAGTCTTTACATATTCCATGTCTGTCTTGCAAGGTTTACCCATTTTCATTTCTTCTTCATCTTCTTTCCTGGGTCTTTTTTCTTAGCTGCTCTTTTCTTTTTCTTTGGCATTGGCTTTTCTTCTGGCATTGGCATCTGGGCACCTAGACCCATTTGTGATTCCATCATACCAGGACCATAGCCAGTTGGCATACCCATTCCCATACCCGTCATTGGCATTCTAGACATGCTTACCTCACTTTTTTAATTTATAAAATATAACACGACCGGATTTATGAATGTTTGATTCAACAGCAGATAATGTTCCGCTAGTTGAATCAACCTGACCACCCTCAAGATAGTCTAAAAGACCACCATTAGTATTGGTTGATGTTGTAACAAGGGTATACGTTGTTGCTGCTGGAGTATTAGCAGCGGATATAAGTATTGTTGAAGCTCCTGCTGAATTTAATACAGTAATTGCACCAAGGTCTTTAGGGGTTGTATTAAGTAACTGAGCAAGTTTAGTTGTAGAAGTATCAGATAAACCAGTACTGCAAAGAAGACGACCGGTTTTAGTTACATCTGTAGTGTCGATATAAACTTGATACGCTAAAGCATAAGCTTGTTGAATTGTAATTGCTGGCATAGTTTATTCCTTTATTGTAGTATTTTTGTTTTAAATTTTGATAGAACACGTTTAGCTTGGATGTTATTAGCATCACATTGTAAATCGTATTCAAAGAGATATGGCTCAATATCAACTGGATCTAAAGATACAGTTACTAAATTTAAATCAGCACCGCTTACTGGATCCAGTGTATAGTTTAGTTGACGGGAATAACTTAGTACCCACGGTGGAACAAAATAACTTGCTGAAACTTCAGCTGCAATATAATCCATTAAAAGAGAACCTAAAGCCAGTGCTCCTTGTTGTGAGTAATAACGATAAGTTAAGATATCATCTGTAGTATCATACCAAGTTGCTTCATATCCAGTAATATTATTTAACATGTTTGTAATGCTAGTAATATTTCCCATATTAATGTAAACAGAATTTTTAGCAGCATTATTTACAGTGTTAGGAGCAATGTTAAAACTAAGGGCTTGAGCTGGAGATGATGGAGTATACAATCCACCTCGATACGTTAAGTTGTTTTGTACAAAAATCTCAGAAGCTCTATTAAAAGTTCCTCTTGCATTTTTATCTCCAATAAAAGTATTTTCCTCTAATTCTGTATTTAATGTTACTCCATTAGCTGTACCTTTAGATGCTATATCAGTTCGTGTGACTTTAGTTGGAGTGTAGAAACAAACTACAATTTGTTCTCTTGTAAATCCACTAACAATAGCGGCATTTATAATAGGTGTTAGTGCATCAAAACCAAAATTACTACCTGTTCTTCCGGTGGATTGAGCACCTATTTCTGCTAATTCATCTGCATAATAGCTCCATGTATTGAATCCATTATAAGAAAAATTTGGATTGGCTAGTTCCCAAATGCCGGTTTCAATCATAATAACTAATTTTGGAGTAACAGATGCAACAGCATTAAACAAAGAACTACTTGTTTGTCGTTCATATATTGCTTTAAAAAATTCCGCATATAAACCAGCTCTATTTCCAGAGACATAACCAGCATCGTTTTGATAAGCAGCATCGCCAGAGCGATAGGCATAGGTTGTGTCTAACTTACTAAAGGCAATTCCATGTTGGTTATTTGCATCAATACCAAAATGAGTTGTAAGTAACATATCTCCCTGCGTAGGGGCTTGATCCGGTAAAGTTACATCTCGTCCTAAAAAACCTAAATGAAATTCTTTAACATCCCAGTTAGCATTAACAGCACTCCAATTCACATTAAGAATATTGTTTTTTCTTTGAATTGTTCGTCTTTGGGTATTTGGAACAACTGGATTTGTGTTTGTTATAAGAGAAGGAGTAAGGTCAGTATATGCATTAGCGGTAACTGTTTTATACGCAGCAGTTAGTCTCATTCCACTAGTTGAACTTATGTTATCTCCAGAATACTTATCTATTGTATAGGAATTTACACAATATTTAAAATTATTTGATTTAAATATACCTAAAGAAGCATCTTTTTCAGCATTGGTTAAGAAGCCACTATTAGCTGCATTTTGCAATGAACCATCAGTAGTAATAGATGTAAAAAACTTTCCTAAGTTTGGTTTAATAACAATTCCACGAAGTCTATATTTAGTATATCCAGTGTTTGTTAGTTTAGATGTATCTGATGATGATAATCTAAAAAATCCACAAGGTGCAATAGTAGAAAGACTTTTTGGAAATCCTAATAACTGAGATCCACTTGGGCCATCAATCGTTACTGAAGATTGGGCTATACTAAAATCAATTAAATCCCATGCATTTGTCGATAAAAATGTTGGACGATTGCCCCATTGAAACAAATAAGGCAAACCTACTTGCCAACTAGAAACACTTGGATCTGTTGTCGTAGCTAGTCCAAATTTCTTATCTACCACATTTGTTATAAAAGTATTTGCTCCTGTAAGTGGAGCTAAAGTCATAGGATTTGCCCATGATGACCTAAAAACAACATATGAACCAACTCTAAATCCATCTACATTTTTCCAAGCAGTATAACTAGTAATTGCACTATTATTCGCTGCAATGCTTAAACTTCTAATAGTAATTATTTCATTTACTGTTAAAAGTCTAGCTAGAATTGTTTTAGAACCAAAACGAGAAGCCAGTGCTGTATCATATTCTTGTGTTGCTGGTGTTCCGGTAGCTTTAGTAGCCCATTGCTGTTCATTAACTACTAAAGCATTGCTACTAAGCCGAAAAGCAAAGACATTACCGCCGGAACTTCTATAATAAACTTCTTGAAGTTTTCCTGCTGCAAGTAAAGCTTTAGCAGCATTAATATCCATTCCAACCGTTAAACCAGCAGGAACATATCCGTATGTAGTTGCATCTGGAAATATTTCTTCAATTGTATTAGTAGTAGGATTAACATAAGCAATTCCAATAGTAAATATAGCATCTTGATTAATGTACCAGGAATTTTCTCTATCCCAGTATCTTTGCGGTTGTTCTGGAGTAGCTGTAAATGTTGATTTAAAAGTTTCAGTAGAACTTAATGCTTCATCCCTAACAGCATTTGAGTAAGAACTTTGAAGACCATCGGAAAGTAAATGTAAAAATTTTAATCCTTTTGAAGAAGCAGTAACTGATGGGTTATTTGGATCCTGTGCTGCATAAAACCATAGACTTGAATTAGGTAAGGTAATTAATCCACCTGTATCAAACGCATCAAAGTATGGATAAGTAAGAGAATTATCTCCAGATATGGGATAAAATCCAGTATTAGAATTAGCAGTAGTTCCAGTAGAAACTAAATTTTGAATATAATAGTAGTAACTATCGTATACAGTACTACAACCTGTTAAAAATCCTCCAACACCAGTAGTATTGGCAGTAAACCAAGTACCAGAATTCCATCTATCAAAGTTAGGAATTTTATTACAAGTATATGCAAATTGAACACCAGTAGCATATAATGGGCGCGGAGTTCTTGTTGCTGATCCTTTAATAATTGCCTTGGCAATCCCGTCAACTAATCCACCTGTATAGTGGTATGCATCTGGATTTGCTGCATGTGTATCTTGTGTTGGTTCATATCCACTAACAGCAGAACACAGAAAAACAACATCAGTTCTACCAGAAGTTCCATCAAACAAAAATTCTTTTAATTTTTCATATGTATTTTTCTTATCTGGATACACGTAACCAGAACATAAAACTCCACTAGGTCTTGTAAAAGGCATTAGATAAGCTCCTTAGTTTAATATTTATTTTTTACCTCCACATCCACATGACATCTTGGGTTTCTTCTTAGAAGACATTTTCTTTTTCTTTGCCATTATTCCTTTCCTTTCTTCTTGGATACCCAAGATTAAAAAACTAGGGACGGTTGTTAAACCATCCCCAGTGTATTAGCACTTCTTGCCAGACTTTGGCATTTTCTTGCCGCCAGCTTTCTTAGTTGGTTTCTTCTTCATAGTCGTATCCTCCTGTCCGAATCAATGATTCTAACTCCTAGGTTATTTGTTGAAACCCTTAAGGGTCTTGGCTAGGTTGCATTGACGTTTGGTTTGGGTAGTTAGTTTACCACCCTTGCAATATGAAGATATAGATTTACCAGCAGCCTTGGCTTTTTTAGTCAATGCTCCCGGTCTTTTAATAGCACCCTTAATCCAATTTTTCTTACTTGTCATGATAATTTCCTTACGGTGGAGCCATTTCTGAAACTATACTAACAATAAAAGAATCTAGTATAGTATTTGAATCTGTAACATTCTTTACTGTAACTGTTGCAGAGGCATCAACTATACCAAAAGCATAAGCATAAAATGTAACCAAAGCATTATTATTGACAACTACAGTTTGTCCACTGGTTGTTAGTGTAGTTTCTTGTCCTGAAACTCCAATTATTAGTGTAGTTTGATCTGATGCATTAAACGCTCCTAGTGGATTCCAAGTTATTTCTAGTGTAATTGGGGCACCAATGCCAGTAATAGTTTGAGTATTTGTACTTCCATCAACAATACCAATAATATTCGTCCAATTAACAGGATTTGGAGTTACACCAACTAATGGTATTACAGGGAATCCATATTTTTTGAATTTAATATTATCAATTCTTGTATTTGGATTAAAACAACCGGACTTAATTAAACAACCTTTGACAAGTTCTTTGGCTTTGTTAAAAGCATTTGCTTCTGTAGTATCTGAAAACTTACCACCATATACATGTTTGTTAAATACAACGGTAACAGTATGGGTAGTATTATTAAGTTCGTCTGTTTCACTTGTATAATAATACTCTACAAAGTCCACACCTTTAATTGGAATATTAGCAGCAATTCCCTTTATAGCCATATTACCCCCAGTTTGAAACTAAAATAGAAAGATCTGGTGCATCCACAATACCATTGCCATTTAGATCAGCTGGATTATTGCCGAATGAGATTTGACCCCAGTTGCTAAGAATGATAGAAAGATCTTCGGAACCTACGGAACCGTTGTTATTAAGATCTCCTAAACGAGTTGAACCAGTAATTACAGCAGCATAATGATTTCCATTTACTCGCATTCCTGGTGTATTTGATCCATAGATTTCAGTTCTTTGGATACTAGTCAATCCTTGCAATTGAGGAACAGTAGTTACTTGTGTAGTATTAAATAAACCAACTACATCAAAGTTTAAATTAACAAGTGTTTCTGGTTGAGTAACCATAAAATTACCACCTAGAAATCCATAGATAAACAGCAATCCTGTTCCATCTTGTGGTGGAATAACCTCATTAGTTCCAGAGAGATCACAACAAATACTATCTGGTTCGTTATTGGCTCCTGGAAATCCAGAAGCTCCATCCCATACATTTGGATTATTGTTTACAAGATCAATTCCAGTAAGTCGTAAATGGTTTGGATTCCAAGTAAAAGCAATATCTGCGACCACATATCTTTGAGCAAAGGTTTGGGGAGAAACTTGCAAAGGAATTGAAATAGAATCTCCAAGTCCTACCTGTGTTTCTGGAGCAATACAAGATAGATCAAGCTTCCATGTATTGGCTGTAGATCCTGTTACAGTTCGATTTACCAATCCTCCAGTTACATCGGTTGCTGGGTTAAGATACCCATAGACCTTGGTAAAGGCCGTGGGATATCCTGGAATTTGAATAGATGGGAGAATCTGAATCTGGGTGGTTTGTTGAATGAAATTGGAAATGCACTTCATATTGATCTTGTGCATACTGTTTCCCCAGCCGTTTGTATATTCAGATGCAGTTAATGCAATGCATTGATATGCTGGATATGTACCATTCCATGTTGCACTCTTCTGAATACGGAACATGGCATTCCCATCAGTAAGTGAATCATTTACTCCATTGGCAACTGAAGATGGCGATAAGGTTGGAGTTGTCTGGCTGATTCTTGCATCCAGTGCAGGAAAACTAGAAACATACTCAAACTTGGTTGGATCCCAAGATACAATTACATCTGCATATTCTAATCGTTGCTCGGCCCCTTCGCCACCAATTACAAGATTAAAACTAAATGGTTCATTATAAGCAACTAAGTTATTCTGACCAACGGTACTTGAATGAATATCTCCAATTTTTACTCTAATTTTGGTATTTGGGTCATTGTTTACCTGAGCAAAGATGCTAGTACAAATCAAGAGAGATAATAAATAACTAATTAACTTCATATATTCTCCTTATTCAAAGTATCCTATGATTGTAATTTGTCCACGGAATTCTAATGAAGCGGTAGCAGCACCGTTTAATTGCTTTAGGATTATATGAAAATAAGTACCTGGGAAAACAACCAAGGGACCATTATCAAAATCAATATCAAAACCTTCACTAGATGTACCTATTGGTGCTGCTGCTAAGAAATTAGAAATACCTAATGGGATTCTTTTAGGTGAAACAGTTGTTGTTGAATCTGTTGTAGCCAGTGAAACAGCAGAAGAACCTACCCCACAAGCCCAAAAAAACATTGTTGTATTAGCAGTAGCTGCTCCAGTAACTAACATCTTTGAAACTCTAATTCCAGTAATATACAATGTCTTTGCTGGGATAGTAGTTGATCCAGCTGGATTAAGATATGCAAATAAAGCCCAATCTGTTTCATTGGTTGCAGTAGCAGCAAATCTATACTGACCACCTAATGTTGTATATCCTGCTGCTGTATTACTCAGTGTAGCTAATACGGGAGCTGTGCTATTTACCCAGTTTGCGGTTTGCCCTGGTGCAGTACCTGGTTGATTCTGATAAGATCCACCACCAGCACCACATAAAACATGAGGCCAAGTTTTGGTTGAGTTTTGATCACCAAGTGAAACATTTATAAATCCAATATGAATTTGTCGTCCAGCCGAAGCAATTCCTGAATTCCTTACTCTATACATAAGTGTTTGAGATGTTGCAGAGGTTGGTGTTGGTTGGTTTCCTGGGCAATCTATGCTTGCAACTAAGGTATCATTAATCCAGAATCGACATACATCATTGTGTATAACTACTAAGAAATGATTTTCTTCTGCGGGGTCGTATAAACCAACGCCATCTTTACTTGGAATGTTGGTTGTATTAATTGTTACTTCTGTTTCGGTTCCGTTATAATTGATTACAGCTCTTAAAACTCCTGCATCGTTTCTTCTAAAGAATACTCCATCGGTTGGAACTGAGTTTGTAGCTGGAGATGAACCAATACCCCATTCTGATATTGCATTTTCAGCGGTGTGATTAGCTTCTTTTAACCAAGTGTCAAAATAAACCGGATAAGTTCCAAACAATGTAAATGTTCTTCGACTAAACACATAGACATAAGTTCCTGCTGTTGTTGTCAAACCCTGATTTAAAATCAAATGATTATTGGACTGAGCTGTTCCCATAGTAGATGTAGGAATATTGAACATATGGGCTTGTGTATTTCCACCTTCAAAGGATAGATTAAAAATACTCTGATCTACACCAACTCTTACTCTGTAGTCGTCTGATATTTCCATAGGAAGAACTGTTCTTGTTCCTAGTACCACACCAGAATCTATTTCTGAACTGACCTGTACAAAGCCAGCATTCTCTTCTACTTGAGGAGTAACAACATTTAATTCATATGTTGCTGTTACATTTGCTTTTCCTGCTGAGCTGCCACCGCCTTGAATATTAATTGCCATTTAACTCTCCTTATACTTCATAAGCTATTATATCGTAAATACCAAATGTTCCATTAGGAGCATAGGCTTTAATAACAAAACCAGCACCTGGTGTTAACTTTGTAACTATACAGTTAATGTTTTCCAATATAAAATCGGTTATTGAATGTCCATGTGATTGGGTTGGATTGCAACGTATCTGTATATTTGATGTAGAAGTTACCCATGTTTGGCCTGTAACTATTGTTTCAGTTGTGGTTTCATTTGAATTGTTTCCAAAGTCAATAGAAGTATTTACAGAATTTGATGCACCAATTCCACCTGGAAATTGGTTTTTCCATAATCCACTTAGGTTATCATAAGTTAATACCTGACCATCTTGTGGGCCACTGATTAATACATCGTGTAGTTCATATAGTTCTTGTCCATTTGTAATGTGAACATAGATGGATCCTGCCCCACCCCCAGCCTTCTTTACTAACCAACCTACATGAACTCCGTGGGCTGGTTGAGTTGGCCTAGTTGTTGTTATTTCTCCAGCTGTCTCTGATAACCAAAGCATGGAACCTTCTGCTCCTGCTAGGGAGCTGGTACTAATACCCTTTAGGTAGCCTTGGGTTATGATGAAACCTTCTGAATTGATGCCAATATTTTCTGCGGCTATGCCCATTGTAGGGGCTGCTGTGGCTTCTGAGCTTGCGTCTGCTAGTCCTACAGTAATGTTTGCGGCTCCGTGTGAACCCGTGACATACATTACTTGACCTTTGATGATAGTGACCCCCGTGTTATTCCTGATCTTCTTGTACATTGCTTGCCCTAGAGCAAGATTGATGTTTGCGTTTAGCCCAAGTAACAGGGTGGAATACTCTGAATCCCACAGTAATCTACCCTGAGCCATTGTTGTACTTGCTGGGGTTAGATTAAAATTAAGTTCATCTAAGGTTAGGCTTTTTGGCAAGGTGCTTACCTTTGCCTCGACATCGGCTAGTCTAACAAATATAGAAGAAATATTATCTTGATTTTTTTGTACCTTTTCTTGGATGTATATGAACAATCCATTAAAGGATGTAAGGGTGTTTTCGTGCTTTCCTACTTGTATTTCTATTGCCTCAAGTTCTGCTTGCTGAGCAAGGAATAGTGGTGTTGTCTTGGCTTCAGCAAGTCGCCTAGCAACAGCTGATTGCTTTCTGTCCATTATCCCTTACACTTTCTACCCTTGGGACAAGAGGCTTTAGAACCACTAGGTCCTGCCCAAAGATTCTTACAGGCCCAGTATCTAGCACTTAGTTTATTATCCGCAGAGTCGCAGTTATGCCGTGCTTTGAAAGACTTACGAGCTTCCGAACTATAATTGTGACCATAACCTTTTGCTCCAAAGTGTATGATTTTTTCTTGTCCATTGGCACAAGCTTTGACCATTTTTTTCTTGCCAGCCGAAGTAGAGGCTCTTGGTTTATTACAGGGCATTGATTTTTTATCGGGTCTTTTAGCCATTGGGTTGTCCTCCTAGCATCTGCATTGCTTGCTGACTGAGTTCTGGTGGGATGTTTGCACCACCAGTATTCATTAGATCTTGTTGAGCAGCACCGCCCATAGCCTGAGCAGCAGCACCAGCAAACATCTTCTGCATTTCCATTTGTTGTTGGGCTTTTGCCATTTCCATCTTTTCTTTGCGTAGTTCTTCTGCACTACGGACCCAGTTGTTGGCATCAAAACCCATAGCCGTGATCAGGGCTCTAGCATAAGACTCCCACTTGAAGGAAGAAGCAGCTTCTGGTGGAAGATTGCGAACCATCTCACCCATCTGGAGCAATTTGGTGATGTCTGATTCACGGCTAAGGGATTGAAGACCCGTAAGGATTTCGATATTGAGGATGCCATTCTCCTCGTCAAACTGATCTGCCATGCGCTGATCAATCTCATTGTTTTCAATCATTAGGTAGATTGTTCTACGAATAATGGGAACCATGAAGTCTCTGGCAATTGCAGAGAAGGTACCACCTAGGATTGTTTCTAACTCGTTGCCTACGGCTCTTACGGCTGTGGCTGTGACACGATCTCCTGTAGGCATGGCTGCTGTCTGTAATAGGAAACCTTGACCTACTTCTTTACGCATTGCATCTACGGCTGTGCTACAAGCCTGTAGCTGTGGATTGATTGTCTCACCTGGGGTAATGACAAACACATCCTGCTTCCTAGCACCAACCCATTGACCATTTTGCGCGCCTGAAAGATCATCAATCTCGGTAATACCAGCTGGATCTACACCCATAAAGAACGTTGAACCCGCTGCCATACCTTGAATCATGGCACGACTATAGGATTCTAGTGTTCTGATATCTGAATAAATATCTTCGACATGGCCTCGGCCATAGTCTTCGCCAGCAACACTAGCCCAGCGCAAAATAACATAAGGAAGAACAGAATAGAAACCTTTGTCGATAATTTCTCCTTCAAGTTCTTTGTGGACTTCCCAGAGGTTTTCTTCGTTTTGGAAGACTCGGATATATACTGTTTTAAAACCTGTTTGTTTTTCCTCGCCCGAAAGGAAGTCATAGGCACTGGCTGGCTCCTCGTTACTAGGGGAAATGAATTCAAGATAGATGAATTCCTTTACCGAGCCGTTTACATCACGCCGAACTACAAACTGATCTAAACGAATTACTCGAAAAGAATAATCATTTTCCATTACGATTAGCACATCTCCAACTACAATGAGATGCTGCATTGCAAGATAGGAAATCTCACGAAGATTGTTTGAAATAAGTTTTCTATAGACCTGAAAAGACAACTTGCTTAGATACTCTGCAATCTCTGGGGTTGGTTCTCGACCATTCCTAAGTCCAAATGTAAAGAACGGAGTATCGTTTAGCGGAATAAGAACACTGAGGATCTTGCTGGCAAGGGATGTAACGCCTCGGGATTGAACTGAAGAATAAGTCTGAAAGAGATTATCTTCTCCAGTCAGGCTTTGATAAGGCAGTAACGTAGGTACTGTTAGTGCTGAACAAGCCCTAGCTTTGTTCAACTTGGACTCTCTCTTTGCATTGAGGGTCCACCAGCGATCTTTAATGGTCTTTTCAGCGTTCATTGTCTCTCCTTATAGTGGTCTATCTAGATCTTCGTAACCAGGTCTTTCAATGGTAGGCATGGCAAGATTAAAGCCACCACCAAACTCACTGCTTTCTTTGGTAGTCTGGCCTTGCATTTCTTGAAAGACTGCAGCTTCTTGTTGTTCTTGTTCTTGAAGCATGGTTTCTTTTTCTGCCGCAGCTTCTCGTCTACGGATAAGTTCATCTTGTCGTTCTCGTTCTCTCTCTTGACGCATACGATCTTCAGCTTCCCTTTGATATTGCTGTTGCATACGCATCTGTCTTTCCATCATTTGTTCTTGTCTTCTCATTTCCTGTTCGAAATTGACTTGTGGAAATCCACCACCCTTTTTAGGCATATTAACCTCCCTTTTCTTGCTGTTCACATAAAGATTTTAGTTTGGCCAAAACCTCTAATTGACCAGCCTTAAAGCCGCGTTCATAGTCCTTTAGCTTTAGGTCGTTTGGACTTAGGGTTATGGTCTTCTCCAGATACTGGATCAGTTCCCTCCGAATGTACAGGTTCTCTTTCATTCTTCTTATCCATTTCTATTTTGTGGATATACGCTAAACAAAAAGAAAGGTCAGGGTCCTTGATGGACCCCGCCTTCCACTTTCGCAGTAATAAGTCAAGCTTGTTCATTTGATTTTACCATGATGTTAAGGTGGAACTCTTTCTCACCTGGTTCTATTTTATTCTCTATTAATTGCTCTTTTAGATTATCTAAAAAGATTCCAACCATCGTCATGTTATTAAAACCGACATTCAATGTACAGTTCTTTAGCTTAACTAGTTTCATAGTTTCGGCTAACGCCTGATCCATATCATATTCGGATTCAATATACATTGTTGACATTGAAAAACTCCTTATGTAATTTCGCAGCCATTGGCTGTACATGCTAGCGCACGGGCATTAGTAGTACCATCTTCTGTCTCGTAATTGGACAGGAGATTAAAATTAACGTTAGTTGGCATAGCATCGTTCAGCTTATTGTACTGTTCTTCGGTGATTGCTTCGAATGGTGCTTGCTGATATACATGGTTATCCTTCGGCAAGAAAGAAATGCCAGATACCATGTCCCAGTGCTTCCATAACCAACCACCAATATGCATAAAGTCGTTGTCAGTATAGTTTACAGTAATGCTTGGCTTGTGATCGCAATACCATGCTTGGTATGCTAGCCATAGATTAAGATGTCCAATTGCATTGATTTGTTCTTCAGTAATGCCAAAGTCAGCCTTGATTGGGAATGAGAAGATCAGGGTATGATCAGGCTTCATTACACAAGGCTCGCTTGGGACACCAGAATCAATCATGAACTTAGCCATAGGTGAGTTCTTATCCATTCTAATTCGACGGATATAGAACTTGCTATAGCGTGGATGTAGACCAGATGCAGTTCCTGCTACACAGGAAGTGGTACCTTCTGGCTTAATACAGGTAATAGACTTGGATGGATTGATACCAAGATATCCAGCCCACTTTTCATTGACCTTACGAGCAACAAATTTAAGAGCACCAAGTAGTTTCTGTAGTTCTTCTGGACCATTGCCACCATTTGTTAGATTGTTATCGAAGATGCCAGTCATTGATACACCAAGCAAACGCTCTTCTTCACAGTTGTTCTTGAAAGAAGTATTGTTGTTTGATGCAAAGTAGGTAAAGTTAGTTAACGCACTTTGTAAAGTACCAAGGATTGTTGCAAGACGAATCTTATCAATCAGCTGTGGTGCCTGATCATCAGGACGTACCGCAATGGTTGATAGATTGCAGAATTGATTTGGCCTGAGGATAATCTCAGAGCATGGATTGGTTCCAAACTCAAACTCTGTAACTCGTCCAGCACGCTTGGCAATCATACGCATAGCCTCTCTGTTGCAAATACCACGCTCGCCTGAGCGGGAATTGTACAACGAAGACCACTCGTGCATAAAGGAACCCATGTCTGGCTTGGATTCATATACAGCCGAGTTATTAGCCAAGGCTCTATGACCTTCCTTTTCCCACCAGGGGCCACTCTTGGCGTGTGCCATCTCGTAATCAGATAGGTCCGACAAACTAATCAGAGCCGAGCGGCGTACACCACCCGAGATGATTGAGTCGGCAATCTGACAAACAAGATCATGTACTTCAATTGGCTTGAGCTTGCGGCCCCGAGCCTCGTAGAATACATTTGCAGTGAACTTAATAAGTCTGATAAACGGCTCAGGTCCAGAGGCTCGACCACCAAAGGTCTTTAGTCTGGCTCCTGAGGGACGGATTTGGCTAGTATCTACAGTTAGGTGATGACCATTGTATAGGTGGTCAATGAATTGCCTATAGGCATTTGCCCATCCTTCCCGAGAATCTTCTACAACAATAGATCTATCTGTTTTGACAATTGTATCATGGATAGTAGGGAGTTGTTGAACATTCTTCTTTTCGACCGAGAACCCAACACCAGTACCACAAGCTAGGGTATACAGAATATTGGATAGATCCTGGGTTGATTGGACGGCTACATAGCAGCAGTTATAAGCAGCTACGTCATCCTTATCCAAAGCGGGTCCAGCGGTCATTAGTGCTCGCATTGACCCGAAGATCTGACGATTCTTCATCATTTCACGGGCAGCACCAATCTCTTTCATTTCTTCTAGGGGAACCTTGGATGTGATATCTAACCGCTTGATTAGATAATCAAAGTAACGATCCACGGCCTCTTCCCAAGTCTCTCTACGATTCTGATCTGGTAGCCAGCGACAATACTTATCCACTGCTACAAAATCTTCAAATACTTTGCTCATTGATTACTCCCTTGTCTAAATCCAAAATGTTTCTAACTCCGTGGTTATTTGGACACCACAGGTTGATTGTATTACTTTCCTTGTCATAATCGCCATGACGAAGGATACGAACGCACCTAGCTTGGGCTAGGGCAAAATCTTTACGGAACATATCAAGAGGACGCTTTTCCTCGGGTCGTTTAGCCCAATCTTCATCCTGATACATTGCCATAATCCCTGAATCCCATTCTTCAGGGGGATGGTTTTCTAGGAATTTCTTAGCCTTGGCAGGACCTACCTTCCAAAGACCCCAGATATTATCCGTGGTATCTCCAGTCATCCACTGTTGGTAGAAATACTTATCGGCCTCTTCGCCAGACACCAGGACTGGTTCTGATTCCTTGTCTGGATTCCAGTGCCACCCAGGAATCTGTCTGAGATCCTTGTCTACTGTTATGCCCACGGCCTGACCTGACGACACCAGCATTCCAATAAGATCGTCTGCTTCCAGGTTGTTGACACACCTTACCGTTGTATTTTCTACATCGTAGATAGTCTCTAGTGCAACAGACATTGACTCTGGCGACTTGAAATCCTCCCTGTGTTTCTTGTAAGCAGGCCAAAACATTCTCCTATAGTTGTTGGTTCGTGGACAAGACATGGCAATGTAGATTGTATCTACACCCTGCGGCGTCCAGTTCTTAATGTCTTGATTGATACGACCTGGTAGGTCTTCTATGCCCTCGGCATCTGCCCAGAAGGCAGCCCTATAGGCAATGATATCTCCATCAAGAATCGCTGTTGTCGGCATCATCATTGTATTCCTCAAGTTCAAGATAACCAAGATCTAGCCAATATTCCAAAGCATTCTTTACAATATATTCTAGATCCTGTAGATCTCCATCGTTTTGAATAATAATATCAAATGGTTCTTCCGCATCTGCTTGCTTGCTTGGAATTAATAGATTAGTCTCAATCTGATTAGCCATGACTTCGCTTTCATGGTTTCTCCAAGAAGCTGTATGTTCTTCTAATTTTCTGATACCCTGTGACAAGAACAGTTGGGTTGCAACAAGCTCACGGCCAAACGCAAGTTCATTCATATACCGTACATCATCTTGAATAATGACATACTCATAGTTGGTTTTCTTGGCTGCTTTGTTGTCGATTTCCTTAATCATGTATTCTTGGATTGCTTCATAGGCTTTAGTTACCCAGAAATCTGGATCTTCTGCTCGTTTTGTAGCACCAATGTTTTGACAGAAATCTCGATAAGCTGAAGAGTCACCTTCTTTTGTAATGCCTTGTGCTGCAGCTAGTTTCTTAATACCATCTGCAAACGGAAGCATTACGGGAATGTAGCCAAGATCAAATGCATGCTTGGCAATTAAATGGGCAAGGGTGGTTTTACCCACCCTACCCTTACCACTAATCTGAATAATTCTCATTATGAATCTCCTGCCAGTGACGGATAATATAACCTAGTCCTATTTCACCACGATTGTAGTCTACCACCACAGGATGATTGGGATTAGAAGCTATAAACTCGTTTACTTGGCGCATAAAGTACACTGATTCAGTCATTTCTTGGCTCTATTCTTAGACTTGCTTACAACCCGGAGGTTCTTTGGGGAGTTGTTACGGGGATTGCCATCTATATGGTCAATGTCCTTGCCATCTCCCTTCTTGACCCGACCGGTTCTAGTAGCCTTGCGGCGTACCTTGTTCCGATGGGCTCGGTCCTTCTTAGATTTTTCAGATGATTGAAACTTAGCGTACTCGTCTTTATAATCTCTAGCCATTAGTGTGTCTCCGACCAGTTGTTACCTACTTTGAATTCTGCTTCGATCTTGCAATTGCTGCGTAGTAATTCACCAGCAGTAGTTGCAGATTCGCAGAGGATCTTACCGACTTTGTTAGCTACATCAGGATGACATTCTACTTGTAGTTCGTCATGCACCGAGGCAACCCAGTTAAACTTATCTTGACCAATCTCCATCCGTAGTCTTTGATCTGCAACACAGGCCCAAGCCTTGGCAATGTGAGCCCCAGAGGATTGAAGCAAGGTATTGAGAGCAGCATGTTCCTTACGGACATAGACAGGACGCCAGTTGAATGGCTTGACATAGCCTTTGTCCAAGGTATCAAATCGACAATTCTCAATCAACTTTTTGAGTCCAGGGATATTGCTTAGTAGTTTGTTCTTGGTTTGCTTTGCCTTGTAGACAGAAGCACCAATTGTCTTTGCAAACTTCTCATCACCACCGCCATACAGGAAGCAATAGATACCAGTCTTGGCTGTATTCCTAGAGTCCAGTTCCATAGCCTTCTGGTTGTGAGTGTGGATATCACCTTCACAGACTTCCTTGGCATATGCACCATTGTCAAATGGATACAGATAATGTGCAAGCATTCTTAGCTCTAGACCCTTGAGATCGGAGCCAACCAATACCCAACCATCTCTTGGGATAAACAATGCTCGTGCTCTAGAATCAGAGTGAACTTGTTGAATGTTGGGTTCACGACTTGACATACGACCAGTCACAGCACCAAGGGTATTGATGTATGCATGGATACGCTTGTCACGACTTATCTTGGCACGGCTTACCCAATCAGAAACCTGAGACATTAACTTTACAAGATCGAAATACTTGCACAAAGTCTTTGCTTCAGGGTATTCTAGGTCAGATAGAACTGCATGGTCAACCTTGGGGTTCCCCTTGTCGGTTGTGCTTGGCTCCCAGCCATACTTTTCTTGGAGTCGTTCTGCAATTTGTTGTCGAGAACCTGGATTGAAGACTTCGACTTTATCCTTGAGTCGCTTTCCTGTTTTCTCAGAATGTCTAACAATGATTTTGTCTGGAAAGATTCGTCGCATTTCGTCTTCGATTTGTGATTTCTCAATCAGTAACTCCATTTCTAATGCTTCGGCTTTGTCTAGGTCAAAGCTAAAGCCAGCTTCGACCTGACGCTTGATCATATCTGCAACGACATGTTCCATTCTGACAGCACGACTATACTGAACCATGTAGTTTTGCTGAGAAAAGTGATCCCATATCCTTGCAGTTACAACGGAATCCTGTAGACAATACTTTCCCATCTCTGCCGTATAGTTGTCCCAGCCACCTTGATAATCAATCTTACTGTGACCTAGGTGCTGACCCCAAGCCATCAGTGAATGTGATTGATCTACAGTTGGTGGGTTGTCACCATACATAAGACGAGAAAGAATCAAGGTATCCATTACTTGTTCTGGTTTCTTATCTAAGGAACCATGCAGTCTTTCGATCAACGGAATGTCAAAGGCATAGATGTTATGACCAATGATCAAGTCTGCATCACGAAGCATTTGGATACCATCGCTTAGGTTATCCTGCTCAAACAGCAAGAGTTCCTTTGTGTCAATGTTGTAGATTGACATACACCAAATCTTTGTAGCCTCTGGTAAATAGGTATCCTTCTTACCAGCAACTACTTCATTAAGGCCATTAGCCTCAATATCAAACGCTAATTTGATCGTATCTATAAAGCACCTCTCCTTCGGGGGTAATTACAAACGGTACATCCATAAGCTTGGATGTCTGGTCGTTGTAGAACAGAGCCGTAGCAATGCCTCTACGACCACCCTTACGATTCTTAAGGACTCGTACATTGGTTGTGTTGGCAGTTGCTGGGTCTGGGTGCTGGGCGTTGCGCTCAAGTGCAAAGACATTATCTGCAATCTGAGCAAGAGAACCTGAGCCACGAAGATCATTAAGGTTGATTCGATCACCCTCGTCTACGTTCTTATCAGTTTTCTTGATATGAGCAATGACATGGAGTGTGACACCAGTTCGCTCTACCAGTTCCCTTAGCTTCTTCATTACGGAGTCAAGCACTAGTCGTTCGTCGTTTCCAAAGTCACTACCAGAAGATAGGAGCATATTACCAAGCAGAGTAATATGATCAAGAAAGATGACTTTACAATCAAGACCAACAGCCATATACTCAAGGCGATTGATGATATTAGAAATGTTAGCGTTGCCAATGTGATCATAAAGGTACAAAGGCTTGCTGGAAATATACGTCTTTGCTTCGGCATACTCCTCCTCGGTTAGATTATCCTCTACCATGTCAACGATAGGTTTGTTGTTGGACTTCCGCAGTTCATTGAGTTGACGCTGAGACATGATCTTACGGACTGGCTTACCAATCTTAGATGAGATCAAATCATCTACAGTCTGCTCAGGTGATTCTTCTAGGAATACAGCACCTACAGCACGATTATGATTAAGATGATCTGAGATTAGTTCACGGATAATTGTAGACTTACCATGACCAGTGGCACTAGTCCATAGGTTAAGTCGGCCAGAGTCCTGACCAATCATGAATGTAGTTAGCGAATCCCACGGGTACTCGTATACCTGTACGGATGAATTCTCATTCTCAGATACGACCTGACTGACATGAAGAATACTATCGGGAGAGTACGTCTTGGCATTCCAGTAGGCTTGCAGGAGTTGTGCAGCCTCGGCATTGACAAGCATCTCATTTGGATCCTTGCGAGACAGGGACATGATCTTGACCTTACCTGGTGGCAGTATTTCAGCCACGTCCCGTGCTGCCTTCTGCCCTGGATCGTCCATGTCGAAACAAATGACGATGGTTTCGAACGAGGAAAGATAATCATACTGATCCTTTACACAGCGTACAGCTGAATTGACTCCGTTGGGGATGGAGACAACTGGGTACTTATTGTCAAAGAGTTGGGCCATAGTGAGACAGTCAATGGCTCCCTCGGTAATGAGAATCCTCTTGCCACCACTAGGAAACAAGTTCTGACCATAGAACTGGAGGTTTGATGTGTCTCCGATCCATGCGAACTTCTTGCCGTCGTATCGAATATGTTGAGCCTGTAGTGTACCATCCGTACTGTAGAAGTTCTCAACCTCTGCTCCGTTGGCAGTGGTTGCATATCCATATTGTCTAGCAGTCTTCTCGTTAATTCGTCGGTGTGGTAGAGCCTGGATCTCACCACTACGAAACTTCTCTGTGGCATATACTGGTGTTTCCTCTACGATTGTTTCCATTGGTTTGTTACCTCTTACATAAAATTCACAAGCATAGCAGTAGCTATGTCCGTCATCATAGACGGCTAGGTTGTTTCCTGACGTGTCATTGCCTTGCGCTGCACACTTAGGGCAACGCTTACGACTTACTACTTTGGATTCTGTTTCCATATTCTTCCTATATTAGAGTTTGAATGCAGGATTTAAACAATGCCCCCAGCAGGGATCGAACCTGCGACCAACCGATTAAAAGTCGGTTGCTCTACCAGCTGAGCTATAAGGGCGTACTCAGGTGCTTGGATTCGAACCAAGACAAAGAGGACCAAAATCTCTGGTGCTACCATTACACCACACCTGAATAGCTTCGGGGGGACTTGAACCCCCACGCCTTGCGGCTACGGATTTTAAGTCCGCTGCGTATGCCGATTCCGCCACGAAGCCAATAGACTCACTTGTAATGAGTCTTGAAATAGTTGTTCCAGTAATCTGCCTCTTCAGCCATATCCATGCTTACTCGTCCTTTCCCTTACCCCAGCCTAGGTAGAATGTCTTGGTATCCTTGCAGTTCTCAAGCATCTCCCTTAGCGTGGTATTCTCTTGATCCAGTAATCGAATGTAAACGAGACACTTACGGTGTAGTTCTTTGGCTGTAAACCCAGAGTGGTATTCACTACTGGACGAAGTGTCAATCGCGTTTTCCAAAAGTTTAATGAGTTCATTTGAGTTCATTCTCAATTTCCTTTAGTTGCTTAACAGCATTCTTATTGATTGAACCGCTGGTCTTAATTAGATGCTTAAGATGAATACGCTTGATGTATGGATCTAGAGTTTGCATCTTACCATCAATGTCCCACATAGTGCTAGTCAGGTCGCATACACGACTGTCTAGCTTGCTATGTGAATCACAAAGATCGTCATACTTCTTCTTCATTAGTTCATTACGCCATCTTGACGCACGATCAGAAGCATCTTCTGAATTACGAATTCTATTATGCAATGCATCGTTATTATTAATGATGTCATTCTGCATTTGTTTGATTAACTTACTGTGGTTCCAAGCCATAGCGATGAATACACAAACACTAATAAAACTTGCAACGGAAATAATTAGATTGAAATCTTCCATACTTAATCTCCTGTTCTAAAACGTACTTTGAAATAACCTGACTCAGTGGGTTCCGTTAATAGTTCACGGATAACACCCCACTCAGAATCAGCACCTACCTGTAGGAATGGACCACCTTCGTAATCTAGATATTCTAGATCAGGCCATCCACCGCCACGATAAAACTTTGACTTACCTTCAATTGTAAACCAACCACCACCATGATCGGTGATGTACCTTGGTTCACCATAACGACTATTAATCTTCTTGATCACGCCAACTCCTACCCTGAAGCACTGTGTATGCTTCTTCAATTAGTTTAGCCAGTTCTTCTGCATTGCCCCGCTTAGTTTGGGGATTATAATAACCATCCCAATCGGCAAGAAGCATTGAAACATTTCCAATACGCTGCTCAAGAACCATTATCTGTGCTTGTAGAAATTCATTTTCCTGAGCACAACGAGACAAAGGATCATCGCTCACTTGCAGTCCTCCTTGAAGCAGTCCCATCCCTTTTGCTTTGCGATCTCTTTGGGATATCTTGCAAGAGGAGAGTCTGCTAGAATAATTTCTGAACAGGGATTCGTACCAAATTTATTTGATGTATCACGACGATCCTCCTCAAGCACGATGATCCGTGCTTC